CATATATGTCTAGCGCGCTCGCGATCTCAGGCGTGTTGTGTGAGATGACTGTGTCTGTAGCGAAGTTTTTGTATCCGTCAACGGTCAAATCAAACAGAGGAATAACGCCGTGATATTCGACAGAGACAACTTTAAGATTCTCGTAATTCTGAGAGAACTCTGCGTAGTCCTTAAAGCCATTTTCAGAAAGTCGCTTAGACAGAACTGTGTCAGTCGTGTTCAAAGAGTCGACTAGCTGCTTCTTTGACATGCCCTTAAAAAATAACGAACAAATTCTGTCAAATGTAACAGCCTTATTATATCTTGAATTATTCTTACTGCTATTGCCCCATCCTGCATCGTGCCAGTCAGGGTTGTAGGCACGAGCAAAAGTTTCAAAGTTCTGGTATCCGTGCTTACGAAGCGTACGCTTGATCACATTGACGTCGGTGTCAAGAACTTCACAGATTTTTCTAGCGTTGAAGTTAACTCTTTCAGCAATCTCAAGTATCCTGCCAAAAGTTATGTCTTTTCTTTCAGCTGGATTATTCTCAGACATAAACTTGGTCTGGTTGATTTTGAATTGCTCAATCCAAGTCGAATTTTTCTCTGACCACTTGACACCGTTGAGAATCTCTGCATGTAGACGTTGGTGGTCTTCATTTAACATGACTTGGAGATTGTCGGGCCTGTTGTCGTGTTTGATGAAGTTTTTATGATGAACAACTTCATTCTCTAGTAATGGTGATCCTTTAATCATCTCACCGATAACTCGGTGTTCGGGTACCCAACCGTTCATACTCGATCGGCGATCCATTGTATAGATCCAGCGATATCCGTCGCCTTCTTCTTTACAACCGTTAAAAAGGTCTCGGCGATAGAACGGCATCATTGCGTCGCCGGCCTTGATGTCTTCTATCTTGCAGAAGGTTCCGTCTCGCTTCATTAAGCGATGGTTTGGTGTTCCGATGATCTGCTGACCGTTGTCAAATGTCACCGTGTAAGCATGATCTACACGTGTTTGACGAGCTTGCTTGCCCCAAGTCGGAACAATTCTTCCTAAATTATGATCGTAAGCATACACCAAGAATGTTTTGTCCGACTCTGATCTACATTCTTCAGCAAGATCTTTGATCTTCTTATAACCACCAGGCACTGCGATCTGTGTGTCACCGTGTAGACAATATTCCATCTCCACGAAATCTTGGTACCTCATCATGCGCTCTGAGAGGTTGTATGCGTTGGCAGTGATTGTCGTGTAGGTAGGCGCTACGCTCTTTTGAAATAAGAGGGTACCGCTGCTTTTGGCGTTATCAGGCAGCGCAACAGTGGTGTCTAGACTTCGAATCTTGCGTTTTACTATAGGTCCGCTCTTAAAAAGCCTAGTGAGTTTCTGAAATAGTGTCTGTTGATTTTTTGCCATTTAGAGCCTCCTCAGTTTGAAGCAGGCGTGTCACCTTGCGGGGTATAATAAACTGTTTTTATCAATAATTCAAAATCAACCGCCTGATGTGGGTTTAAATACTGCCTTCTTGACTGCAGGATTTGGTTTGGCAGATGCATCAATGTAATTCATAGAATTTCTTGCGATAGCGTCAAGCTTCTTAATCAATTCATCAAGAACTCCAATGTCAACGTAAGACTTAGACGACTCAGACGCTGTTTCTTTAAAAGTTTTTATTGCAGAGATTAGATCTGCTGCTGATTTCATAACTTTTGAACCGTCTTTGTACTCGTCAGCTTCGTTAATTTTATAAATTTCTTCTTTGATTATTTGCTTAAGTTGTGTTATATTGATTTTTGGCATTGAGCTTATACCTTCGTATATGTATCATGTCACTTGAATAACCAAGAAAAATCTGAGTTGTCCTGCCCAGTGTTTGTGGAATTTTGCTGATTTGAATTACCAAACGGTGATAAACTTCGTAGTTGCGGATGTAACGGTGCCATTGTGCTTCTATTGCCGGGTATGCCTATCGCTTGGTCTACAGTTCTAGAGCCTCTTGACGTAGCCTTAAGCATAGCATAGGCCATGTTGGAAGCTTGATCATTTATTGCACCATCACCTGCACACAGCCACATGCTGATTGCTATGCTGATGATTAAATCGTCATGAGAATCTTTGGATGCCGTGGCTTTTGATCCATTCCAAACGAAAGCCTGCATCTGATCATACAACCTCTGTGAATAAGACTTCACCATACCATTTCGTATGAGTTCTTCTAATTTAGCAAGAATCTGATGTCTGGACTTTGTTTGCGTGGAGAAACCAGGCAGATCATCGGGATTGACAGGTCGATAATCAAATGGATCTCCTCTAAAACCGCTGTAATAAAGTCGAGGATATCCCATATCTCTCAATTTCACGCACGTAAAATACCCAAAAGAATTCTGTTCAGGACACACAAGGGCGTCATTATATTTCTTGCCGTATTCAAACAGAAGATCAGATAATTTATCTGGTGGCGTCTTCCCCATAAATTCTGCTGCTACTTCACATGTTTCATAGTCAACAATATGAAATGTGGAATAGTCTGCTGCATCTCCGCGGGCAACATCTGCAGCTATAACATACTTTTTGTTCAACTCAGGCTGTCTCCATATCCACACACCATTCTGCGGACCTTCTTTGAGTATCGGCTGCCTAATCATGTCTCTCATTCGATCAAGCTCAGTAGGCTGCAAGAAAGTATCACCGGACGTTATGAAGTCGCACAAGAACTCTTGTGAAACCTTTCGACGCGGTAAATTCTTGGTCTCTTTATCGAACCACTCTTGATCGTGATCAGGGTGCACATCCCATGGCAGTCTAATGGGATTAAATGCATTGACACCTGACTCCGCTTCGGTCCACAGTTTATAGTACTGACCACCGACACCATTGGGAGTTGAAAGAATAACTGCACTACCGCCTGTTGAAAGTGTAGGATAAAGCCCAGTCCAGATGTCATCAAAGTCTCTAATGAAAGCAGCCTCATCTACGATAAGAAGAGCAAGAGCTTCAGAACGTCCAGCATCAGGCGAAGTAGGAACGGCTGTTATAGTCGATCCATTGGTAAATCTAATAGCCTGTTTTGTTGGCTCATACTTAGTCAGCAAGAGCCAGGGAGGTAAAGAATCCAGCATAGTCTTCACCTTCTTGATGAAGTTCATTGCTGTAGGAAGCTTAGTTGCAATTACTAAGATGTTCTTATCTTTCTTGAAAAGAGCCATCCAAAGAGAATATGCAGCAGTGACAGTAGATAAACCAAGCTGTCGGGATTTTAAGACTATGTTAAACCGATGATCTTGAAATTGTTTAATACAGTCATCTTGAAAGTCATAGGTCTCAAATGGAATAAGACCCTTAACGGGATGCTGTATCTTTGTGTACTCCTTCATGAAGTACACAGGATCTTTACCGCACTTTAAAATCTCAGCTACTTGCTGCTGTCTACTGGGACTTACTGGTTTGCTCATGACATGTCAAATCTAAACGTTTTTCTATAATATGCCGTTCTCTTTGACGTGTGATGATAACCCCCGCCGATCATTTCTACAGAATCAGCAGAATCAATTTCTTTAAGAGTTAGCGTTTGTCCAGTGAGCTCTTTGTATTTCTCTTTTAATGATTTTGTGTATCTCTTAATCAGTTCATCAGCATCATTAGCTGTAATCTTTTTTACCATAATGGCGTCGCTAGTAGATGCAAAATTCATTATGCAGTTAAAGGTAGCTGATAGCATGCTGCCTGCATAGGAAAATTTGACAGAATAGGATGCAGTTTTTGGTGTAGACGATTTACCCCAAGTATTGTCTAAAATTTGACCTAAAGCGTTGTAGTCTATTGTGTTGGCCATTGTTGATCTCACTAATCTGGATTAAATAGGTATGTCAAGTATTTAATTTAGACATAACATACTCTTTGGTGGGACGCCATCCTTCTTTCCATTCATTCATTCTAGGATATATGAATTTACTTGCGCATGTGTCGCAACATTCAAACTTATTAAATGCCTCTTCATCATAAAAAGAAATCATTATCTTTTCACACAACAAGCAGAAAATAGAAGAGTTATCATCACCCAGATCATTTTCTTTGATGATGTAGAAACCTTCCGGGTGTTCTAAAATCTGTCTGTTATTTGAATACGGCTTCCAATCGTTCATGAGAATGATACCCTTGAGTCTTTTTCATTTTTAGTTATTTCTAGAATGTGATCGGCAACATCCTTTATGCCGTCTACGTGCGTGATAACAAGAATCAATCTAAAGAATTTCTTTAGGCTAGTCAACAGTCTATTGCAGGCTTCAACTCCTGCGTCGTCTAGAGTTCCAAATCCTTCGTCAATAATAAACATGTCACATTTTGGCATAGAAGACACGTTGACAAGAGCCACTCTTAACGCGATGGATGTGATAGTCTTCTCCATGCCGCTACAGAGCTCAATGATACGCCTAGAATCACCATAGTTGATATAAATTTCAGAAGCATCTGAGTCATCATCGTTCTCTAGTTCAACTTGAAAATCTACAATACCATGAAGAATCTTAGAGATCTCTGCGTTGATGGCAGGAATTTGAGATCGCGTGATGATTAGGGGAATTCCTTTCTTAGAAAAAGCACCCGAGATAATCTCGTATGCCTTCATGTCTCTCAAAATTGTATCTCTTGCAGATTTTTCGCTATCAAGCTTCTCAACATCAGATAGAAGTTTTCCCTTTTGGGTGGCAAGACTAATTCTAGTATCGTCTGACCCTTTGATAAGTCTAGATAATTCTTCTATTTTTGATCTGATAGAAACAACTTCTGTATTTTCGTGATTTTTTAAAGCTTCTTGCAGATCACGAAGCTTAGTCTGAGCTTCTTTAAGACTCTCGGACATGTCATCACAAGAAGATCGCGATTGAGCTATTTCAGTTTCTTTCTTGGAGATTTCTAGTTTTATCTTTGCAGACAGTGTGACAGCTTTTTCTAATTTGTCTAGCCTTGTTGCAATGCTGTCTTTGTTAAGAAGTGCCAGCTTTTTATTGAGATCTTCAAGTTGTTTAAAAACATCTTTTGTCTTCTTGTTCTGAGATTCAAGTTTTTCCTTATTCTGATGGGCATCCTTGATGAATTTGCAAGAAGAATATTCATCACCGCAAGGAACTTCATCTAAAATCTTAAGAGACTTTTGGTAAGACTTTAACTGTGTGGTCTCTTTGTCGTGGCTGTGCTTTAAATCAGTCAGCTTGCGCTCAAGATCACAGATGTCTGAAAGCTGCTTCTTTAGATCCGAAACATCATCTGATTCTTCAATCTGCTGCACTATGATCAATTTATCTTTAAGAATTTTGATGTCATTTGTTAGAGCTTCTATCTTTGATGTGCAATCGTCGCAAGACTTAGTTAAAGATGCAACTCTCTTTTCTTGAGCCTGTACATCAAATGTCGTTACAATCTTAAAATCTTTGTGTGATCCAAGTTCAGTCTTTAAGTTAGATATGTCAGATTGTCGCTGGGCATTTAGCAACTCTATTTCTTCAACTTGCTCCTTTATCGTAGACACAAGTTCTGCATGCTGCTTCTTTAATTCATCCCAGTTCTTGTCTGGATAGTTCTTTAGCTGCGCCTTCAAGCCGTTGAGATCTTTGTTGGCTAAATCTGCCATCTTATCGAAGACATCGAGTCCTAAGAATCTAGATAAGAATGCTCTCCTCTTAGTAGATCCTTGTGAAATAAATGCATTGATATCTCCCTGCGCTGAAAGAGAAGTAATAGAAAAATCTTCGTGTGTACCAATTAGAGATCGAATAGCTTTCTCTGTGTCTGTTCTGAGATCTCCGCATAGATCTTCTAGCTCTCCGTCTTCTTGCATCTTGAAAAAGTTTAGAGAAGTTGTAGCACTTACCACACCGCGCTTATTGGTTGATTTTGTAGTTTGACGCTCTGCTACGTAAACATTGCCATTGTGATCAAAAATTGAACGTGCATAGCAATGAGGTTTTCTGATATTACAAACGTGAAGATTCTTTATTGATCCTCTGTCGGTTGTATTGAAAAGGTTGTACATCAAAGTTCCAACAATGGAGGACTTGCCAATTCTATTAGAGCCGAATATTCCTACTATGCCATTGAGCTTAGAAAAATCTATCTCGTTATCTTCTCCGTAAGCGAAAGTATTATCCCACTTGAGATGTCTTAGAGACCACTTTGATCCTCTCGTTTGATCGTCTGAGGATGAAGCAGTGGAAAGATATTTCTTCGTTTGAGTTGTCAAGCTATCCCAGTTAACATCAGACACTCCGTTCTCTTTACAATACGTTTGAATGAGTGATAAGATCACATCAGAAGATGTTAAGTCCGATTTAGCGATAACTGTGCTGCCAGCCTTGATCGTCTCGCTCTCTGCTTTGTACTCGGATTTGAAAGTTACTTCTGTAGCGTCATACAGACTCTTGAGAGTCTGATTGAAAAAGCTAACATCATCTTGACTGAGAGCATTAGATGATTTAATTCTGAAGCGTGACTGCTTGGGATATTGTGAAGCTTCTTTCAAAAAATCTTTTTGAGAACCATTCCAACTAACAGTTACGAAAGGTCGAGGATTAGGAAGCTTTTTAAAAGTAACGTCCCAGTCGTCCTGAGACTTAATATTCCAAAGAAGATAACCATGTTCCAGTTCTTCAGCATAATTTTGTTGAATGGGTGTGCCCGGATAAGAGATCCATGGTTTCTTCTTTCCCTTGGAATCTTCTCTATAGCCAAGATGCTGTGTTTGATGGATGTCTCCAAGCAGGGCGAAAGGGTACTTCTGAAAGAAGTCTACCTTAATTTGAGTCTCATCAATTTCCCAACCTGACTCTGTCACTGAGCCTTGTACCGGTCCATGATAGCATGCGATGTTTATCTTGCCTGATTCTGGTTTTACTTCGGGCCATCCTTCTTCGTCAAACAAAGAATAAACGCACCACGTAAATCCTTCCTGAAATTCATACACGCCACTCTTTTTGTAGAGTGTAATATTGGGATTGTTTATGGCTTGAACAATGG